AATAGCATTGATAATACATTTGTTGAAAATGACCTATATTCGTTAAATGCCAATTTATCAACAGACCAGATTTCAACAGTTTTAAATTGGAATCAGCCGCTGATAACAGGTTCAAATATAAAAGGTAATTGGGCTACTTCAACAAGTTATCAAAAGTATGATGTGGTAAGGTATACAGGTAATGCCACTTTCCCAAGCAATACTGGCAATCTGTACGATTCGTTTTATTACTGCAAAGAGGCTCATACTTCTCAATCATCACTTACTCCAGCTTCAGTTGATACGGTAAAGTGGTCAAAGGACTTCTTTTTTCAGCCAACTTATTCGACGCCGCTTTCAAGAGAAACTGCCGTAATAAAAACTGAACTACCTTACTCTTTCACAAAGAGAACAAATTTTGGCCTTCATGCAAACGCATTAAAGTCTTTTAGGTTAGATTTTAAAGGTGTCAGCGACGCTGAAGCTAGATGTATTCTTCACTTTTTAATAGGCAGGCAGGGGTATAAACGATTCCAATATAAAATACCAAAGATATACAATCAATTCAAAGTATTTTTTGCGCCACAATGGACACATACTTTTGTTTATAAAAACGTAAATGATATATCTGTTACATTGGTTGAAGATCCTCTTGGCAGGGTTAGCGAGGATATCACTAGTATATCTACTAATGGATTAGTTTTATATTTAGAAGCTTCTGGAACCTCATCATATAGATCTGGGACTTCTTGGTATGACTTAAGTGGATCTGGAACTGCGGCGACTATTTATAACACTCCAGTATATTCGTCTAGAAACAGAGGGATATTTGTTCTTGATGCAGTAGATGATTATGTTGATTTTTCTGTTTCTGGCCTAAGCTCTATTGCCACAGTTGAAATTTGGGCAAAAGTAAATGCGCTTGCAGGAATGATTATGGGATGGCTTTATTACGATATATACACAATAGGAGCAACTGGAATTGGATTCAATACCGCAGGCAGTGATTTATACGGAATTCCATTTGCTCAAGTAACGTCTTTGGGATGCGTTGGAAACTGGAAGCATTATGTTTTTGAAATGAGAACTAGCGTATCTTACACAAATAATAAAATTTACGTTAACGGTCAACAGCAAACGCTCTCTCAAATAACAGGTTCAGAAATCAGTGCAAACAAAAATTTCAATAGCGGAAACGGGAGAATATCGGGATGGAGATCAGATTCTGGATATAAAATGAATATGGATCTTGGAGCTTTTAGAATTTATAACCGCGATTTAACCCAAGAAGAAATAACAATTAACTTTAACGCTGGAAGGGATCGTTTCAAAATCTAATGAGACAAGCAATTTCATATGAAATGTTGATGATGCTTGTTGGGCCAAGCGGGGCCGCAGATCATTCAATAAATCCGACTGGATTTGCAAAGCTTGATTTCATCCAGTCATATGATTTTTCTTTTAGTGTTGATCGTGCGGCATTAAAACAATTGGGAACTGGATCATTTGCAACAAGGCAAACACAATTTGCGCCAGATGTTAATTTTAATTTTGAATACTATTTGACTGACGGATGGAATGAAAATTTTATTGGGTTAAATGTTAGTAGCGGCGCTTACGCGAACCCGTTCAATGAAATTTTCAATGTTAATTCTGACAGAAATTTTTATGTTTTGATTTCTCCAGATAATGGTGATGATGCGAATTCTTTTAAAACTCAAAGTATTGGCAACAATAGCGAATTTGATAATTTTAATATTTTAGGGGTAGGTAACTCATATATATCAAATTTTGAAATAAGCATCGCTGTAAATCAATTGGCAAAAGTAAATACATCTTTTCTGGCAGCTAATGCAAGAATAGAAAGGATGAATTCAAATGAATTTGGAATTAACTATTTATACAGCCCAGCCGTTTTTACTACTGGAACTGGATTTATAGCCAGTAATGATGCCTCTCTTTATGTTTCAACTGGAGTTATAAAAAATTCAATTCCTTACTTTAGAGATAGAGATTACTCAAATCTTTACAAAGCTGAATTTAATGGTGGCTGCCCATATAGCGCTTGCACCATAACATCAACGGCAATTTCTGGTAGCGGAATAACATTTGGCCTTGATTTTGAAAACTTCCAATCAATGACAATTTCAGTACCATTTGAAAGAAAGTCGTTGTATGGCTTTGGGAGCAATCATCCATTTTACAGAAAGATTCAAGAGCCAGTAGTTGGGACGTTTAATTTAGACTCTCTGGTCGATTCGTTTCAGAGGCAAAATTTAGTAACTGTATTCTCAAATGAAGATAGGACTGTAAGTGGTTATAATTTTGACATAATGTTTTCAAACATTACTGGGAAAAATAAATTTGGCGTCAAGATACAAAATGCTAGATTAGACTCATATTCAATTGGCTCTTCAATTGGAGATAGATCAATAATATCAACCTCTTGGTCATTTGAGATAAATGATTCTACTGGTATTTTGTTTTCTGGCTCATATCCAACCCCAACAACCGTTAGTAATAGAGTTACTGATTCATTTAACACATATCCTAGATAATTAACTGTAAATAAAGATATGAGCCGCACAATCGCAGATCTTCAAGAGTCAACAGTCATTGATGATCAAGATGAGATCTTGTTTTACCAAAATTCAACAAAAGTTACCAAAAAGGTAAAGAGAGGTAATTTTTTTAGCAGCAGAGGAATTGTAGTAAGGGGAAGAGTTATAGACCCAGAAGGTAATGATGTTGGTTTGGCTGCTGCTGCTGCTGCAAATGATGCCGCTGTTGCTTTAGTGACTGCACAAGGCGCTCAAGCTACCGCTGATGGAAGAAATAGAATATTCTATGCAGACACGGCGCCAACAAATCCAATTGGAGGATATGCATTAAGACAGAATGATATTTGGTATGAGACAGACAACGGTTATAAAATGTCAAAGTGGACGGGATCAGCATGGGAGGCGTATCAACTAGATGATCCCGCTTTAGCTGGATTAAACGTAGGGAAATTAACTGCTGGATTTATTAGTTCTCAAGTAATTTCTGTTCTGGGAACTACGGCAGACAGTACTCAACCAGCACAGTGTTCTGGGTTTATTGAATCAAGTAACTTTGTTCCAACTTGGGTGCCTAATATAATGACGGTTAGAGTATATACCACCTCTGGAACTTCTGGGCTTGCATTTGGAAAACAAAGTGCAAGTGACGTTACTCAGGTAAAGGTGCTTCAAAGTGATGGTAAATATAAATTATATACATCTAAATATGATCAAGGCCCTAATGCTGCGAATGGACCTCCAAATGCAACTTATTGGGATGAAGTTCCAGATGCAAATATCCCAACAATTCAATTAAAAATTAGCGACACAGTTACTAAAGTTGTACAAAATTTTGGATTTAGAATTGTTGCAAATGGATACGCGGAATTCGGCGGCTCTTTATTTAGAGGGGCAGTTATTGCAAATGAAGGTTTTTTTGGAAATAAATTAGATGCAGTAAGAATTGATAGTAGTGGATTGACTATGAGTAGTGATGGTAGGATAAAATCTGCTGGTATTGGATATAATGGGGCAGACTTTACGAGTAGTTCTGGAACTGGTGGAAGTGGTGGATTTTTTCTAGGAAACACTCAAGCAGAGGGTTCGACTAACTTATATCAATTTTTTATAGGAAATCCAAGTGGAAAATGGTTGCGCTGGGATGGTTTAAATTTAAGAATTAATGGTAATTTAGTAAATGGAACAACAATTGGATCTGATACTGCTGGAGCGGTAGAAGGTATTCTTAGAGGAAGAAATGACGCAGTTTTGACAATAAATGGTGGATCGGCAAATGGAATACAATATGGAGCACAAATTGATCTTGTTGGTTCTGCATGGAGTACAAGTGGAGATTCTGGAACTGGTAGATTAACTTTTCAAGCTGGTTATAATTCTTCTAACGCTTTTGCTGGGCCAGCAGATGGCTCTATTTTATTTTCTACAAGCTATAAACAAACAGTAGGTGGTGCAGATGTTGGCGTTCCAAGAGTGCAAATTGATTTAGATGGAACAGTCAACATATTAGCAGACAGTGCTGGTGGTGGAGCGCCAAATGGCGGCGCTGGAAAACTTTTCGTAGATACGGAAATTGCTGTATATGAAAGCAGTGTTCGCAGCATAGTTTTGAAAAAGACAAGTGGTCATGGCGCAATTTATTTAAGAAACTCTGGCGATTCAGTCACCATAACTCTTGATGGAGGCGCTGGCGAAATAACCGCCTCTAGCTATAATTCCACTTCTTCAAAAAGATTTAAAAAGAAGATAAAAAACCTTAAGAATGGATTAAATCTTATAACTTCTTTAAGACCAGTAACTTTTGATTGGAAGAAAAAGCAGAAGAAAGATGACATTGGCCTAATCGCTGAAGAGGTTTATGAAATTTTACCTTCTGTTGTAAAACTAGATGAGGGCAATCTGCCTTGCGCGATAGATTATTCAAAACTTACTCCAATTTTAATTCAAGCTGTAAAAGAACTTTATGCGGAAATCCATGCTTTAAAAAGTAAAATAAAATTATAAAATGCCACATCCTG